CTATGCTCGTCTTTAGAGAAAGGACTACCCCATTGGTAATCCTCTATATTGCCTGTTAAAGGCTCTCTGAATATCTTTAGGCATAGGTTGTAGTCTTCTCTACCAAAAGCCTGTTTAACCTCATCACAGAGCTTCCCACGCTCAACGAAACAGTAAGCACCAGGGAATATATTGGTGTTGGGTTGATATGTTAGATTAAATTCTTTTAGTACCATATTCTATTAGTCCTTCTGCAAATTTTTTAACAGTAACTTTCCAATCGAAGTTGTCTTTAATATATTTAGCTACTTCTGAGCCAGTACGAGCATTGTATCTATCTTGATAAACAGACCTAGCCCATCTTTTACAATCACCTAAATTAGCTTCTGCCCATTGAGGGTCTTCATCTTTTTCATAATAAGGCTCTTTCTCCCAATTATGAAAGGTTGAAGGTTGTAGTGTGTAATCAAATAGGTGTACATGGTTAGGATATTTCTCTGCTAATGTTTTTAGGTTATATTTAGGTCCAGTATAGTTAGTAGTACCAACTCTACAACCACTAGCCAATGCTTCCATTATAGGTAATCCAAAACATTCACCTTTATGTGGATGAAAATAAGCACCGTTTATAGCAACAGCACGATATAATTGTGCTAATTTTTCAATAGGATAATCTTCAAAGATATGCTCAACCATTGGTGGATTTTTATGTTTCTGTTGCTCAGTTAAGATTAGGTTTTTAGTCCAATCAGACCAACCATACATATAATCTTTAATAATCAAGACAGTATTATCATCACCAGTAAATTCTTCAAAGTAGGCTTTAATTAAAACATCTGTCCCTTTACGAGGTTGAGAAGCTCCAACAGTTAAGAATTTAAACCTATCGGGATAGATATTTAATGCTTTAACTTTAGTATTAAAAACTTCAGTATTAACTCCATTAGGACTTATATCAATCATTTTATTTGCATCGAATCCCCACTTAGTACATTCGTTAAAAGGATGAGAAGAAACATTGAAAGCATAATCTACTGATTCCATTGGTTTAAGCCAATTTCTAGGTGGTCTATCATTCTCTAAATGAAGCAATATAAACTTCTTACCATTAAACTTCATATCAAAGGCTTTACAGAAGCTAAAAGTAATAGGCTCATGATTAACACCAAAGACACTATCTTTTCTAATAACAACAAAGCCTAGTTTTCTCATTATATTAGATATATTACGAGCTAAAACACAGAAACTTTCACTACAATCTTCATCGTGCATATCTCTATGAATATAAAGGATATTATCATCACGATATTTATGCTCAATATAAACAGCATTTTCTAAGAAGCCAAATGGTGGCTCTGGTGTCTTTATATGTGATTCCCCACCTTTATGAAAGCAAGGGAATTCATTGATTGTATAAACTTTTAATCCTGATAATCTAATTCTTCTACAGAAACCTAAATCTTCATGCCAAAACTTTGGATTAGGCATATCTTCATCTAAGTAACCTACCTTTTCTAACATAACCCTTCTAAATATCTGTAAGCAACCAGGGACAACATCACATTCAGTAATTTTATCTAGCTGTTTAGGCTTTTCAAAATGAATAGGATTATAGTTTGTTACGTTTGTGCCATTGATACCTACAATACCTGCTCTATCCATATTTTCTAATGTACCAGTAAGAGTCATATCCCATTCTTTCTCTACAAATAAATCATTATCCATAATAACTATATATTCACCTTTAGCAACACGCATACCTTGATTACGAGCAATTGGAATACCTACATTTTCCTTATTAATTAGTAAATTAATATCTGTTTGCTCTTGTAACCATTCAATAGAGCCATCAGTAGAGCCATTATCGACTACAATTAACTCATAATCTTTAATAGTGTTTTGTCTAATCTTGGATATACATTTTTCTAAGTCTTTCTTTTCATTGTTATTTAGAATAACGATTGATAGTTTAGGACATTCTTTCTTTTTATCATCTATCTTGACTAATTTCTTTGGTTTTGGAGCATTTTTTTTTAAGTCTTCAAATATAGTAGATAGTTTAGAAGCTGTTTGCTCAATAGAATAATGTTTTCTTACCCACTTAGCACCATCTCTACCCATTTTTACTAATTTATCTCTATTTTCATAGGCATAACGCATAACTTTCTTTAAATCGTCTACATCTACTTCAATCATTTCTCCAGTATCACTAGAAGTAAAATTTTCATACATAGCAGGTCGTAATTCTTTAATCTTTACTTCTAAAAAGTATTTCTTATTAAAGTATTCAGCCATACCTGAGCCATTAGGGATAATTGAAGGAGTACCAACCGCTAGGTTTTCTAATGGAGTTAAACCAAATCCTTCACCTCGACTTGGAAAGACGAAACAATCTGAATTAGCAATTAATTCAACGAGTTTTGTTTTAGGATATGATTCTTTAATTACATCAATATTAGGATATTGAGATTTCATTATAGGGAAAGGTAAATCAGTCTTAATTGTTTTTAAAATTAGTTTGACATTATCTTTCTCTGTAAATTCTTCATTAAAAGCTCTGAATAATATATCCCAACCTTTTCTAGTATTAAAAGCATCGTAATGTAAGAAAGTAAAAGGCTCACCACCACTTCTAACCTTTTCTTGATAAGTGAAAGCATTATGGTCGTAACCTAGTGGGACAACTTCTGAATCAAATCCCGCTCTCTTAAATGCTGTTTGGCAAAAAGTAGAAGGGACTATTATTTTATCTGCTAGTTTCAAATATTTAGACCATTCGTCAGGTATTTTTGTACTTTCAAACATGGTGTAAGCAATTTTAATAGGCATAGTCATTTCAGCTAATCCATGTGGATAGGAGTAGAGCATACCTATTAATTGATTTTTATATTTAAGGGAAACATCTAGTCCAGCATCGAGTAATGATTGGAGTAAGACTTGGTGTGATTGACCATAACCATCAGGATAAGCAGTTACAGTACGAAGGTGGATACCATCAGTTAAGGGATTCTTTTTCTTTTCTATTTCTATTTCTTCTAATTTTTTAGCTAATTCTTTTCTTTGTGTTTCATCTAAGTCTTGAGCTTTATGAAACTCTTTAATTTCTTCATCAGTAGCCTCACGAAAGCCTGTTGTTACAAGCAAATCTTTTATCATGGCTTCATCTGATACTTCTACTATTTTATTACTAGGATTAATCAAATACATATTTTTATTTTACCTTATTTAATAAATTTCTAACACGCTCTAGTTTTTCAATACTAGTGGAATTGTTTAAGGCAAGGAGTATCCATTCTTTAAGCTCTGAATCTGTTTCAATGTGAATATCTGAAGTGCGTTTATCTTTTTTGAAGTTTTTTATTTCTAACTCTGTTGCATCTCTAAAACCACGAGTTGAAAGTAATTCTGTGTAGTGAGCGTACTCATCTACTTCTACTATTATTTTTGACGGATTTACTAAAAAAAACATATTTTTAATCTCCTTACTACTATGTCTTAACCCCTAGATAATCTTTCGACTACCTAGAGGTTTTAGACAACTTTTACTAATCTGTTAATCGTTTGAATCCTTAACCATTTGTGTGGTAAAGGTCAATTAGATGCTCTGCTCTCAAAATACCAACTCCATATAACACGTCAAGGGTTACTTGAGGTGCCAAAGCGTTAGCATCGTAGGAAAGAGTAACACGAATGGAAAGACCAGTTTGAGGGTCATTCACAACTGCTTGCTTAGCCCCACCGAATTTCTCGGCATCCATAGGTAATGGTCTTACAACCAAAGCCATAGCGGTTTTTGCATAAAGCATATCGTGGTAGACAGCAGGACTACCTGAAGTCTTAACTAATTGTGTTTCAAAGATATTGAATCCACCCAATTTTGCAATTGAGCCATCAATTACAGGTGCGGATACTCCCAATTTAGAAGCATCAGTAAGAGGCATATCCTCTACTGCGTATTCATCTAGCCATGCGTATAAAGGTGCGTTTTGAGGTACCTTAGCAGTAACTAATTTTCTACGACCAGCTCTTAAATCTTCTATTCCAACACTATCACCAGCGTTAACAGTATCGCCACATGAAGCATATAAAGCAGCCAAATCAGATTCGACAGCTTCAGCAATCTTCATACCAGCATCTTCCATATAACCAGCAAGTACGTCTGGCTTTGCAAAAGCACGAGCTACATCCTCTGGTGAGAAAGTAACTTCTTTATGCTTATTCAAAGTGATAACGACTTCGTCATCGGAAGGAGTTTGCTTGGTAACGTTGCTACCTTGTGTTTTGTTGTTAACAGATAATGCTCCTCTTTTTGAAACATTAACTCTATCTCCATATCTTTTAATTTCTTCTGCATCGAAATCCACAGTAACAGTCTTAATAAGGTTAAGGTAACTTGGAAGATACCCCAATGCCATATTAGCCCATACTTCAGGAATCGAATACTGAAGCTCAGTATCAGCTCTTAATGTATTTGTATTATTTGTGCCCATATTATTATTTACACCTCCTTAAATTATAATTATTTTGAATAATTAACTCTGCCTTCTTTGAATGCAAGGTCAATTTCTTCCTTGTGTTTAACTGTCCAATCATGGTCTCGCATCTTCTCTCGAAGGTCGGACATTGCCCAGACAGTCTTCTGCCCCTCAGTCTTATCAGGGTTTATATTAGCCCCAATATCTTTAGATGGCTCACCAGTAATAAGATAAGGTTTTGCTTCTGCTAAGGCTTTAACAACATCGGCTGCGTTGGTAGCGACTCCATTCTCATCTAATTGAATCGAATTTATATCAACTAATTTTGTTGCAGCATCAGTATCTTTAATGCCTAGCTTTATTGCTTCCTCAATAATTGACTTAGTTTTGATTGAAAGATTAAATTTCTCAGTTAGAGATTTATAATCACTTTCTTTCTTCTCTGCCAATTCTTGCCACTTCTTTTCTTCTTTGAGTTTGTTTTCCTCTGCTTCTGCTTTCGCTGAATTGAATTTCTCAATTTCTTTTTCGGCTTTAGTAGCTCGCTCATTAAGGTCTTTGAATCGTGGATGCTTAAATACAGCAGCCCACTGCTCTTCAGACAAAGTAACATCTTTATTACTTTCATTATTGGAATTCTCAGTGTCTTTTTTGGCTTTGTCAGCTTCAGCGTCTGCACGCTGTTTTTCCTCTAATGTTTTGTTTTCTTCTTCTGTACCCATATTGTTTCACACCTCCTTAGTGTCATGTTTTACAGGACTTGTACCTGTAAGGATTTAATAACTAAATAAATTATAACATAAACTAAAAATTCAATAGTAATGATTAAATATACTTCTGTAAAAAGGTATCCCATTCTTCTGTTTTTTCTGCAATTTCAGGATGATATGGTGCATATCTATGCTTACAGTTAGGGTGCATTAATCCTGCATCTTCTGCTTGTGCAATATTTG